ACCCGAGTTCAAATCTCGGCGACTCCACTGAATCAAATAATTGCTTAGGAGGATTACATGATTTTTGAACCTGAAGTATTAGCAATCGTTATTGGTTTTATGGTGCTGGCTAATCGCTTGATTGCCGCACTTGTCACGCCGTTATTTGAGAAATACAACTGGGATAAATACTGGCTTATGTATGCAAGCTGGGTTTTGTCCGGTATTTTAGTATGGCTTGCTGGCGTGAACTTATTTGCAGCCTTCATTCCCGGTGAATTGATTGGCAAGATACTTACCGCAGTTGTTGCAGGTGGCGGTGCTAATCTACTTCACGATCTAACGGATAAGCCTGAATAATGAACGCCGAGCAGATAACCACCGTTATTGTTGCCATAATTGGGTCAGGTGTGCTATCTGCAATCGTGTCTGCTATTGCCAATCGGGGGAAGGTAAAAGCTGATTATTTCAAGACCATAATAGAATCGCTGGCTGATACGTCTGCGAAACTCATGGATGTTTCCGAGAAGCGCATCGCGAATCTTTGCGACAGGGCGGAAAGGTTAGAGGAACGGATTAGCCAGCTTGAGGGGGAACTATTTACCTTGAAGGGCGATATTCTGGAGCGCGAACGCATGATAGATTCACTGAAGCGAGAAAACGTCAACCTTCAAGAAGAAGTTGAAAAGTTGCAGAAGTCAGTTGCCTGCCGAGATAAGCGCATCAAGGAATTAGAACGCCTTGTGGCTGAATTGACTGCGCGCTTAGACGCTATGAATGAATATGGACGCAGCGAGTGAGGTGCTTGTTTTACTGGCACGTGTTGGCGCTCTTGAAGGCGAGTTGGTCAAGCTGGATGAACGCCTGGCGAAGGTAGAACAGCAACTTGACGAAGATGAGAAACGATTGGTCAAGTTGGAACAAGGCGCTGATTCGGGACGTGATCGACTTCCGCAGTGATACCGTGTGCTGGTGGACCTGGAGCAGGCTACAGGTGAAAACGAGGGTTATTTGGCAGAGGCAGTAGCTGTTGAGTTCGAAGCTGAACTAAGGCAAGTCAAGTCAATGGCGGACGGCACTTACAACATCACAATCAACGTGCCTGAATACTGCTTGCCGCAAGTGCAAACGATGATGGGCTGGCTGAAAGACTTAGTGCGCGTTGTTATGGCAAAAGAGCAACAATCGGAGTGAATCGGAGTGTTTCGGAGTGGTATTGGACGATTTACGGACTGAAATGAATAACTTGGACGATCGCGAATTAGCTTATGTAATTGCGCGGTCTAAAACTGTTTCAGACAATAAAGCGCTAAAAGAATCTGGAATTCCGAGTTCGACCTTTTATGGCTGGGAAGAGCCTCGACGTGAAAAGTTGAATGACATTGCGCAGAGATTCAAGCGCGAAACTGCGATGCGTGTTTTGATGATTATGCAGGATAACGCAGAAAGAGCGGCAAAGACAGTCACTAACTTGATGGATAGCCGGAATGAAAATATCAAGTTGAAAGCGTCACAGGAAGTGCTTGATAGATCAGTTGGTAAAACGTCACAAACTTTCGAATTATCCGGAAAAGACGGAGAGCCTTTGAAGATCGTATACGTCAACGATTGGAGAAATAATGACTGAAAGCGAACCAATTTTGTGCGCTTGTGGTTGTGGCAATCCAGTAAAAACTGCGAAGTACCCAAGCCAACAGCGCAGGTTTATCAATACACACCAACACAAAAAAGAAAACAATGGGAACTGGAAGGGCGGCGAAGAAACAAGATGCTGCCCTGTTTGCAATAAATCATTCCAAGTAAAAAGGGGAATCAACAAACTGACTTGTAGCGAGGAATGCTATGTCGAATGGCAGAGGATGACCACGACCGCGCGCGGAATCAACAAAGTAAAAGTCAATTGTGCTTATTGTGGGAATGAATTGCAATTGTTTCCGAGCCAAGTTCACGAGATGAATTTTTGTAATCGGTTTTGCTTAGCGAAGATGTTTCCAAAAAACGCTGAAAACAACGGCAATTGGAAGGGCGGAAACAGCCGTTACTATCGTAATCAAACGATGATTCGAGACAATCACAAGTGCGTTGTGTGTGGGTTTGATGTGGTTGTCGACGTCCATCATATTACGCCGAGAGCTAACGGCGGAACAAACGATTTTAGTAATCTGATTACTCTATGCCCTAACCATCACAGAATGGCTGATCTCGGCATCATTGATTTAGAAAGTTATCGAGATTTCTCATGGAGTCCTGATAGTTGGACTGCGTAAATAAATGTCATTTATTCGCTTGCCTTATCCGCATCAAGGGCAGAGGCTTGTCCGCAATGAAGCAAAGCGCTTCAACTGGCTATCGGCTGGCAGGCGTTGGCGGAAGACCACTTTGACAATGGCGATTGCGGTTGAGAGTGCGGCACAGGGCAAGACTATTATCTGGGGCGCGCCAACTTATGACCAAGTGCGGATTGGCTTTGACGAAACGCAAAAGGCGGCTGTGGGCGTTGCAGACTTCAATCAATCACGGATGGAGGCTGCATTCCCTAATAACGGCAAGATTATGTACCGGAGTTTGGATAAAGCCGACAATGTGCGCGGCCACACGGCTGACGGCGTTGTAATGGATGAAGCCGCATTCATTGACAAGAAAGCCTGGAATCAAGTGCTGCGACCGATGCTGATTGACACGGGCGGTTGGGCTTGGGCAATTAGCACGCCTAATGGAAGAAATTGGTACTGGGAAGAGCATGTCAAGGCGGCGGATGATCCGAACAGTATGGCGTGGCAAGTGCCAACTTTGGGCGTGAGGATAACCGACAAAGGATTAGTGCGTGAGCCGCATCCTTACGAGAACCCTGACATTCCGTTTGACGAGATTGAGAAGCTGTTTCAATCAATGCCAACGAAGATATTTGAGCAGGAAATACTCGGTCAATTCGTGGATTTGTCCGGCGGCGTGTTCAGAAGGGTGCAGGATGCGGCAGTGTTAGAGCCACAAGAGCCTGACGCCAATAAGCAGTATGTGGCAGGGGTTGACGTGGCAAGTTCGATTGACTTTACTGTGGTTAGTATCATGGACGTCAAGAGCAAAGAGTTGGTCTATTTAGACCGCTTCAACCGAGTGGATTACAACGTGCTGGAGAACAGGCTTGAAGCCCTTTACAGACGCTGGCATCTTGACTCAATGAAGGTTGAGGCTAACAGCATCGGGCAACCTGTTATTGATCACTTATACGCCAAGGGATTGAGCATCATTCCCTTCACGACCACGAGTGCCACGAAGCAGGCAATCATCCAGGCTTTGCAGTCCGCGTTTGAGCATGGTGAAATCAGGATAATAAACGACCCGGTGTTGGTGGGTGAATTATTGAGTTTTGAGAGCAAGCGTTCGCCGTCAGGTGGATTTAGTTACAGTGCGCCTTCTGGTATGCACGATGATACGGTTATGAGTTTAGCGATTGCCTGGAGTGCTATTGCAGGCGATGTATGGTTCTTTAGTTCCTACGAGTAGGAGGGATATGCCAGAAGAAATTATCAGACATTTTATAACGGACGGAAAGTCTTTCAAGAGCATCGACCTTCCGCAATATCCCGATTCTGCATGGGAGTGGATCACAGGCGCACCGGAGAGCAAAGATATAGACCTTTATTCACGTGTGGCGGCCGTTTATCGCTGTGCTAACCTTACCGCCGATGCCCTGGCTAACTTGCCCTTCGCAATTCTGAAGGGTGACCAGGAATTTGACACTTCAGACAACTGGCAAAACAAGTTAGGGTTTCTAAAGAATCCGCGTGAGTTACTGCGCTTGTGGCGTCTATCCCTGTTCATGACCAACAGCGCTTATGCCTTCATGGAAGGGCTTGCTAACCGGCGCAAGGTTACGAACTTGCGTTATCTCGTGCCTACCACCATCACGCCTGATGCAGATAGGGATGGGCTGAAGGGATTTAAGCGTCAATTAGGCAATGAAACAACTTATTACAGCCTTGAAGATAACCGCATCTTTTATATCTTCAAGCTTGACCATACCACCGAGTTACTGCCCAGCAAGCATACCGAGTTCAAAGCTTTGATGGCAGCGGCCGGCGTGTTGTTCTATGCAGACTATTACATCCAGAACTTCTTTCAGCGCGGT